GGAGATAGCAAAGGTATGGTATATAGCGATGCAGAATAAAGAGAAAGAATGGGCAGAAGTAAATCAAATTTTTGAATTAAAATATCAGAAGTGCTACAATTATCGAGACTTTGATGACTTTGAAAAGCAATGGAAAGATATTTTTACAAAGTTTGGATTACACAAAAACTATTTTAATAATAAAGTATTATTAGATATTGGTTGTGGATCAAGACCTGCACTTTCTTACTTCAATTCAAATAACGAGAAGCATTGTATGGAGCCGTTACTTGATGACCTCATGAAAGTAACAAAAAACAAAGATAAAGTTTTCTCTGGAGTAACTCGGTGGCATAAGAAAGAAAACCTACCTGATACAAATATTAGTAAATGGTTCACGGAAGAGGACTACAAATTACATTCAGTACCTTATGAGACTTTAGTACCAGAGCTTAAAAACAAAGTAGATTTTATACTTTGTTGGAATGTATTAGATCACGGTTATGATTGGAAAACAGGCTTGAATAATATACTACTCTATCTAAAGAAGGGGGGTTTATTACTATTAGGAACTGACTTCGAGGCTCATAAGTATCATATTGGTATAGATAATCCAGATGACTTGAAGGAATTAATTAGATATAATTTTGAAGTTACTACAATCTTAGGTGTTAAGAAACAAATATGGGATAGAGATTATATGGTATTAGCGCGGAGATGAAATGATAAATCCAATCCATAAAGAAATAAGCGGAAAGAATATTATATTAGTGGGTAACTCCGTGGAGATTTTAGAACACGAATACGGAGATACTATTGAATCTTACGATGTTGTTGTAAGGTTTGGAAGGGGAGTACCTACACCAGCTAATGAAAAGTCAATTGGAAAACGAACAGATATTTGGGTAACAGGATTGTTAAGAAAGAACTATGCAAAGCATTTTCCTGAAGCTTTTAAATTGTTTAATCGTAATAGAATATATATAAGCAGGCATCTACCAAAAGATAGACTACCAACTTATGAGTATATGGAAATGTTTTCAGACAAGGAACTGCTTGAAATATATAAAGAATGTGGATATGTAGACTGTGATAAGTACGCTAAAAGACCATCAGCAGGCTTCCTAACTCTTCTTTATTTTACTAGAATAGCCAAGGATTGGAAAAGCTTAACACTTATAGGATTTGATTTCTTTGCTAAGACTTATGCAGATAAACCAGGAGTTGCAAAGGTTTCTAGTTGGCATAAACCAGTAGCTACTATTCGCCACAATCCTCATCATACTACTAAAGAAAGAGAGTATGCTTTAAGTTTAGAAGAGTTGAAGGTTATCAAATGGATAAAGCTTTCAGATTTTATAATAGAAGATATATATTCATTTAAACATTCTAAGCGTTAAGATAATAAATCAAAATGCATCAGCGTATCAAATATTAGCCAAACAAATATAATACGAAACATTAGGCGGTATCTTTTAAAATCACTTACTAATGTTCCAAATTCTGCTTCATCTATCTGTATTCGTGCCACTATCCAATTTTAATTTGTTTAGGCTTCTTCTCATCGGGTATAATTCTTTCTAAAGATATATTTAACAGTCCATTATCTAAGACTGCCTCTATCACTTCAACATCTTCAGCTAAACTAAACTCCCGGGTGAAGGAGCGTTGTGCTATTCCTTTATGTAAGCCCACTCCTGGTTTATCTTCTTTAGAAGACTCATAAGAAATTCTTAAAGTATTCTCTTGTACTTCTACCTCAAGATCTTTCTTATCTATACCAGCAAGCGCAACTTCGATAGTATATTTATCTCCGTCTCGTATTACATTATAGGGTGGGTAATTAGGCAACACTTTGGAGCCTGCCGCCATTTGTGCTATTCTTTCAAAGTGGTCATCGAACCCTAAGAACAGCGATGAAAATATAGGATCTCCAAAATCCACTAGCCCATGACGAGCTAGATTTGAGTTTCTTGTTATCATTTTTTTTCTCCTTATTATAAGCAAGAATTTTAAGACCTATTTAGAATAGATCTCACCAGTGCCTCTTAGAGCCTCATATGAGCGTTCTAAAGGACTTTTACTTTTTAAAGTAAGCTATCGCTTCTTTTACAGTCTTACTGCACCATACGGCTGCATCTTGTAAAAGTGTTGGAAACATGTACCAACATGCTAATACACTACATACTACTAACCATGAAAAGATAGTCATTTCTTACCTCCACCACCGCCAGGTTTTCTAGGAGTATCAGAAGTGTCTGGTCTATCCTTATTACCTTTTGTGATTTTATAAATAGCTATTACTGCAAAGAGGCATACAATACCTACAATTTCTATATCAGTCATAATTTTTTCCTATTTGTTTAAAGTTATTAATAAATCGTAGCACATGTCTGTCTTAACTGAATCAGCTTTCTCTATGTTACAATATTTTTTTAGTAAGGTTGTCCACCATATGTCAGGTTTAACAAGTAAGTGTGCGTTTCTTCCGTCTGATAAAATCTTCTTCGACTTTTGTAATGAAATACTAAGTAAAGCTTTCTTATTAAATTTAGAAACTAAATGTTCTAATACATCTTCTATACACTCAGGTTCTATATGTTCTAAAACATCTGTACATAAAAGATAATCTTCTGGTTCAGGATCATCAGACCATTCAAACATTGCTGGATCATAGTTAGAAACTTCAATCGGAAGAAACCAACCTAAGTTTTCTCCTTTACCGCAACCATAGTCTAAGAGTTTTTCAACATTGTTACAATATAAAAAATTAGCTATGTAAAGAATGTTTCCTCTTGGTCCTGTTCCCCAATCTTCATCCAGTCTATGAATCTCTTGAAGCTCTCTTCGATATGCTTCAGTCAGCAACACAACTACTTCTTTGTCTTATTCATTAGACCAATTGCGCCACGGACACCGAATGAAGCCGCAACAATAACAGAAAAAGTATACTGATACCAAGCAGGCATCGTATCCAAAACTGCAAAGCCTTCTCGTACATAAGGTACAAGACCAGGAATGAAGCACATTATAAGTGGTATACTAATCAAAAGCGTAAGGTACTCATCTTTCCATGAGGTTGAGCTATTCGTCTGCGCAATTTCATCCCAACTTGCTGCATTCGCGGCTTTAGCTTCAGACTTTTTTATTCTTCCATTAAGATAAGTCGATGCTAACTTACTGATAGTTTTTAATATGCTCATCATCTTTATACATAACCTCTTCAGCTAGTTGTTCAAATAGACTTCTGAAGTTTTCTAAATTCATAAAGCCTAGATCTAATTTAATTTGTTTAAGCCTATAAATATTATAAGCTTTTATAAGTTGTTCTTCTGTATACAATAACATAGTTTATTATAGGAACAAATATAGGATTTGTCAAGTTTATTTTATTGTATTGGTGCTTCGGAAGGATTCATCGCTCCGTACCATTCGTTTGCTTTTTCTAATCTTCTATCCATATGTGGAGTGCCTGGTCTTTCCCACATAGTAGAAAATGCAGTTGTAATCTCATCCACATTTCCTTTTTCAAAGACCTCTCTTAAACGTCTCGCTGTTTCTCTGCCTATTAAGTCTTGACGATCTCCATAAATTGTATCGTGTACAAATTGGATTTGTGAACGATTACTATCTGCTATTTGTTTATCTTTTAAATAGGCATCATAAGCAGATTTCTTTCCTTTAGGACTAGGATCTAGACCAAACAGACCATGAGCATCGTTATATCCTTTAGAGGTATGATCATATTTAGGAGACTCTACTGCAATATTTCCAAGTAAAGCAGCTTGTACTTCTTTTCTAGAAAACCCTGCTTCTCTTAAATCTTCAGCTAGAGAAGGTCTTTTCTTAGCTGTTACTTCTATCTCTTTTATCCGTTCTTTTCTTTTCTCTTTATATCTTTTTTCTAGTGCTCTCCTAAGTACTCTTCCAGCCGTTCCTCCAAATAACATTTGTTCCCTAACATAACCGCCCTCTCTTTTTGCTTTTCTTTTCTTTAGAATTTTCTTTAAACTCTTTACTTGTTTTTCTGAGATAGGCGCAACACCTACATGTAGTAGCAAACCTCCTCCTTTAAAACCTAAACGATGTAAGGGTTCTTCGACTCCATCTAATAATCCACCGCCTTTGAATCCTAATCTTTCCATAGGATTATCGAAAGGAAGGCGAGTACGAGAATCTATTCTTTCTGACGGATCTTCAATTACGTTAGAAACTGGGTAGTCTTTCATATTTACTTTACCGCCTTCAAAGAAAGTTAATCCACTAGAACCTGATATAGCTGTTTTTCTTGCAAACTCATCATTTGGAACATCTTCAAAACTACCTCCTCTTAATTGCATTATTCTATTTACAATGTTTGTAATATCTCTACCAAAAGGTAAAGGTTTAAGAGCTTCAACTGTAGCACCTTCATAATCTCCTACTCCTAAATCAGCACCTAAAGCTCTTGGTGTTCCTAGCAGTCTATTCATATAGGCAAATAAAGGAGTTATATTTTCTATTGGAGTACTGATTGCTCCTCCTCCTAAGAACCTAGTCATCTTTTCAACGGGCCAAGGAATGATACCACCTACTGTAGCAGATTCTTGAAACCATCTTCCAGACAACATAGAAGGTTTATTATCTTCGTAGTATTTAACACTAGGACTTGTTATAATTTGCATTTCTCTAATACCACCATAGATAGTTAATGCACCTATCATTTTAATAGCTAGTGCAACGTCTCCATCTTCTACTCTTTTTACCAGAGAATTCATCTGTGCAGTTTTAGCTTGTGCCCAAGATAAGAACATACCTAAAGAACGTATATAAGGATCATGATGCTGCGCAAAGTGAAGTCTGTTTCCTGATGTAGGTATTAAAGTATTCATATTCCATCCGTTGATTCCAGCTCGTATTAACGGAATTTGTCCTTTGGTATCTTTCATAGCTTCATCAAGATTTTTAAACTTACTTAAATATTTAACCTCATGTCTTTTTAAACCTAATTCATTTAGTTTGTTTACATTAGCCTTAGAAAGTTTTTGTTTCTTTACAAGCTTCTTATTAAGCACTTTACTAAGAGTAAATGCTTCTTGAATTCCAGTATTAAAAGAAAACTTTATACTGTAGTCTGTTAAAGGAGTCATTTGATTAAATCTAAAGAATTTATTTGTCCACTCACCTACCCAAGAATAAGGACCTTCTATCATATGTGCAAGTTTTTCTTTTTCCCAAGCACTTCTAGGAGCAGTTCCTTTTAAAGATTCTTTATATCCTGCAAAACCTAAGTCTTTAGCAAAGTCTTTTTTCTGAACGTGCATTTTTAGTAAAGCTTTAACAGCAGAAAAGTTTCCAGCATTCTGAAAAGGTTGTACTAGATCAGCTAATTGGATAATACCTGAACGAGTTAACATAGTTGTATTACCTAAGAAGGTTAACACAGCCATCATTCCTCTTCCATGATCACCACCAAAAACTTCGTGCCCAACTCCAATTGTTTTAAAATATCCATTCACTTGTTTACCTAAGAACTTTAATTTTTGATCAAGCTGTGCTTTAGTAATCTCTCCTCTTGCCGCTTGGGAATTTAAAGATCTTCTAGCATGTCTTAAATTTTCAAAAACTCTCCCTCCTTTAGAGCTTGTTCTAATTCCCATAGCTCTACCAAACTCAACACCTCTTACTGTATTGTCTACCCAAAGTTTTAAAACTCTATCCACATCTTGTTCTAAGAAATCTTCTAAGTGTCTTAAAGCAGATGTCTTTGTAATTTGTCTTGCTTTATCAAAGTTGTCAAGTAACGGAATACCTGTTCCTGATGCATGATGTTTTGCTCCTTTTTTAACTCGTAGCATAGGATCTATTAGCTCGTCTAAACTTAATTCTTTAGTTTTAGCCTCTCTTAAAGAATTAACAATACTATCTGTTCTATCGTCAGCCCATTTCTTTCTTGCATCTTTACCTCTTACCTTTTTAATATTATCTGCCCACTCTTCTTTAACAGCTTTGTTCATTTGTTTCCAAAATACACTTTTTCTAATTTGGTTCTGTGGAACAGCATCTATTGATTCTACTATTTTATCAAACATGTATGACTGAGGCAGTCCATAGTTAGATATAGCTTCAAATTCTTTACCAGATGCTTTAACATATTTATTTACAAAGTTATCTCTAAACTTCTCGACATTAGGTATAAGTACTTTTACATTTGCCACATCGTCCGCAGTAAGAGAAAACTTTTTAGTCGCTGTTTTAAGAGTATCTAGATTCTTAATAATTCTAAAAGCCACTATTCGTTGTGTCTCAGTACTACCTTGCATTACTCTAGCAATTAAAGGACTAAATTCTACCATTAAATAATCTGCTATTTTTTCTGCACTATTAATACTCTTCTTACCTTGTCCACCTTGAATATGATAAAGTAAACGAGTAATAGTTTCTACTGGACCGCCATGAGATACTCCTTTAGATGCTGCTGTTCCTGCTGTTTGTACCTTTAAGAAATTATGTAAGGCAATCATCTTTTGATTTTTAAATATACCAAAAGCTTTTTCTTTCTCTAGCCCTGTAAGGAAAGGAGTTTTTTGAATCTGTTTCTGAGCTACTCCCAAGAACATTCCTGTAAGAACAAAACCATAGATTAAGTCAGGATCTGATTCTTCGTCTAGAATAAAACTTCCTGATAAATAACCTAGACCTCCTCCCATTAAAGGTCTGAATCCTTCATACATTATAGTATTTAATATGTTGTCAGTTAATGTACCTTCTTTTTTGTGCGCAATAATTGCTCCGTTCTGTAAAGAAGCTCTTCCTTCGGCTATTCTTTTTAACATAGGAGTCTGTTGTTTTAGAAGCTTATCAGCAATTAATTTTTTCTTTTTTAAAGCTGCTAATTTTTGATGACTATAAGGCAGTTTAAGCCCGAACCCTGGTAGTAATGTTTGCTGAGAATCTTTACCTCCTTTAAATAGGTCTTTAGCTTTTTGATTTTCTTTTAGCGCCAACCTGTAAGCATCTTGATCTCCTTTAGCCTTATGAACTCCTCTTGTAAACGTAGGCATAATCTCTAGATCATCACCTAATCTTGTGAAGATTCTTGTATAAGCATCATCACTCATCATTTCCATAGCAACTCTTTCTATGTCTGCTGCTTCTTTTTTAGTGAGAGTTATTTCTGGTTCATCTACTATAGTATTCTTCTTGGTAATTTTCTTACCACCTTTATCTACACTAATATCCATATCCTTACCACGAGGAGCTTTAAATTTATCTGCTAATAGTTTACCTCCAAAAGAAGAAACACCTCCCATGCTTCCAGCAAATAATAAACTGCTCGCGTTAACTTCTCCGTATGCTGCATATTCATACAAAGCCATATCACCTACACCTACGCCAGCACCAAAACCTGTGGCTGCCATCTTACCCATCTTTGCAACTTTTGCCCAAGGTAAGAAGAAAGTTACAGGATCAGCAAAAGCAGTAGCAACTTTTCCAGCTATTACTTTTAAATCACCCTCTCTATCTCTGAAATCCTCACCATATTTTTCTTGCATATAAGAAAATATTTTATCTCTTCTTTCTATTTCTTGTTGCTTTAATGCTTCGTTAAATGACATATCACTTGTAGCACTAGTTGCACCAGCTTTAACCATACGCAATATATTACCAATAGTATGTCTTTCTAATTTTGCTCCTAATTCATACAGTCCTTCGTCATCTGTAGGAGCGATTTGTTGTGCTATAATATTTGCTCTCTGACCAATTTCACCATGTAGTTTACTTTTTGCTTTTGCTGCTTCTTCTGCTTCTTCTCGTGTTTTATATATCTCAAGTCTACCAGGATCTTTTCTTTTCCAATAATCATAAAGTTGATCTTCTTGTTCTTGAGAAGGTCTAAGACCTACTAAATAACCATCATCTAATAACGCAGGTAAATTGACATATGTACCATCCTCACGTTCATGGGTAACAGTATTTGAAGTCACATAGCGCTTACTAACATCGTCTTTATAAAAGACAACGCCTTCTGCTGTAGCTTCTCTTGATAGGTATCTTCCTCCTGGAATAGGAGGTTCTGAAATTGTAAAACCAGAAAAAGTTTTCTCTTCTTTTTCTTCTACTATTTGAGGCTTTTCTGCCTCTGCTTTGGCTATTTCTGCCTCTTCTTCGTCTATTTCTTCTTGTTCTTCGAGAGCTTCTAGCTCTTCTTGACGTGCTTCTGCCTCTAAACGCTTACGTTCTTCTTCTTCTTCTCTCTTTTTACGCTCTTCCTCTGTCTCTTCTTCTTCAGAAAAGACTTGTGGAATTGCCTGCTCACTCTCAAAACTAAAAGGCATTAGATTACTCTCCTTTGAGTATAGCTTTTATTATATCTTCTGCCGCAAGCTTTCGTTCTTCCATAGATAACTTACGATAGGCTGTTCCTGTGTGTTTTTTAATTAAACTTCCTACTGGACCATATTGTTCTTTGGCTATAGCTTTTTCAAGTTTTTCAATTCTAGTCTGATCCATAGAGCTTAGAACTGCGGGAACTACTCTTTCTAATAAAGAACCAACATTACCTATTATCTCTTTCTCTTTAGCTTTACGCTCAGCTTTTTCTCTTGCTCTTCTAGCTTTACCTTCTGCTTTAGTCTCCGTTTTTCTTTTCTTCTTCGGAGTAGCAACTACCTCAGGTTCTATCTCAGGTCTTTTTTCTGCTGTAACTTCAATCTCTTCAATCTCTGGAGCAGTAGGAGTAGTAGGAGTCTCTAATATTTCATCCATTTGTCTTCTTGTAGCTGTTACCTCTATCTCTTCTATTTGTGGCGGAGGTGGAGGTGCGTAGTCAGCCATTATATTATCTACCTCGTCTTCTAACTCAGGTCTATATTCTTTAATCAGATCTCGCATTCTATTTAGCTCAGAAAGTGATTGTCCTTCTTCCATATTCTTTTTAAAGTCATTAGTTATAGCAACAGGATCCATAGCCATAAGAGCTTCTGCCATAGTTCTTTCTTTTTCTTCTAATCCTTCTAGTTTCTGTTGTATAAACTGTTCTTGCTCTTTTTTCTCCATACGCATCAAAGCTTTTTCAGTATCAGATATGACATTAAACTTTGAAACATAAAGATTATTCTTATCTCTCCATGCTGTATCAAATACTCTTTGATCTCCTTCTTCTTTTGTAAAGATAAAGTTTTCTTTAATTGTTTCATTTATAGCTTGAGCCATCATCTCAGGAGTTATATCTATAATGGGATTAGGATCATTCGGTGTTGCTGCAATATTAAACGCTTCTCTTTCTAGTAGTTTTAAACTATTAAATACACTTGTTCTAAAATTATTTACCTCGACTGATGTAAGATTGTCAAATACCATTTCTAGCTCTGCTTTACTTAAAACTTTATCACCATCAGATACACCATTATATGCTTCAGTAGATACCTCGGCAAGAAACCCACTATTAAGTTTAATATCTATTCCGTCAGCTTGTACTTGATTCCAATCAATTTTACCATCTTTGATGTATTTTGCATCTATCCCTGAGGTATCCATCACCTGATTCTCTACCGCTTTAAAGGAAGTAGCGTAGATTTTTACTTCTCTTGCATTATCAGGTTCGTCTATTACAATTGCTCTCTTTAGTTCTAAAGCTTTTACAGGGCCATATTGTTCTGTAGACTGTGCAATTAGATCATCAAGTGCTTTACTCTGATCTGTACTCATTTGTACTCTATCTCTAAAAGCTTCTGCTGTCTCATAAGAAACTTTAAAAGTATCACCACCTAGTTTAATATCTGTATACAAATCTTCGTTGGATTTAGTTATACCTATTTTATTTAAACCTGCTCTTATAATACTTGTATTATCAGGAGAAGTTAATCTATTGGTAGCATCGATTAGAATTTTTTCATAAGGTGCTTTTATTTTCTCCTCAGATACTAGTACTCCATCCTCTATATATTGACCATATTTTGCATATTTTTTTTGATATTCTCTTAAATTATCTGCACTTTGGATAGTTGCTTGGCTTCTTATTTGCTCCATTATAGATGGATCTGCATTCTGCATAGTGCTTGTAATACCTTCTGCTCTATTTATTCTTTCCATTTCTAAATGTCTTAGATAGTTATGTACGTCTCCTCCCTCTCTAACATCATTAACATTAATACCTTTTTTAATCATGTCTTTAACTTGAAGATCATAAAAACTACTTGCTTGTTTAAGATCAGCTAGTGCTGCTGCCTCTGATACAGTATTAGTTCTTTTCAGATGTTCTAATCTAGAATTAGCTCTTCTTTGCATTACCATATCGCCTATACCTAAAGCCATAGCTGCATAACCAGCAATCTTTGCTTTTTTACGTCTCTTTTTACTTCGCTTCTGAGCCGATGCTAGAAGAGATTGTCCGTATGCTTGAGAACCTTCCCCTATATCTACTTTCCAATTTGCCATTTTATTTTATCCTCTTTGTTCTAATAAACTAGATTTATCATTTGTTGGTGTTGCCCTGTCTGGCATATCTGCTCTATTATCTATGTCCACCCTACCTAATAAACTTGCGGGTAATGGTACATCTTTGATTCTTTCTTTTATCTCCGCAGATACACTACCTCCATTAGTATTAGTAATCTTACGTTGTGCTTCACCCATTAAAGTGCTCAGACCTTCCATTCTTTCTTCAGGTGTAGCTTCTTCTGCATCTATATCGTCTTCTTCATCTATACGATATTTAATACCTGCTTTCTCAGCCATAGACATAATCATATACATAGTAGGTTCTACAAGCTGTAGTAATAAATCAGGATTCCATGCACCTTTTTGAAATCCGTCTATTAAGAATGCCTGTGTTATCGCTGTTATAGGAACACCATCAGATATAGCAATTATTATATTTGTAAACATTTCATCTTCAGTTAACATTTCAAATATAGTATACGAAGCTTCCTCTAAAGTAGTATATGTCGGAGGTCTTTCATAAGGCTGTGGGTTATCAGGTGAGTTAGTTAAAGATTGCCCAGGAGTTGGTCCTGAAAAACTTGATAAATGCTCAAGCGCTTCCTCATTAACATTTACATTGTCTTGTTGTATTGCCATAATTGTTTCCTATAAATTAATCCTATGCTTCT